TTTTATGATTGGGTGATCCTACTAACAAATAATATGGTGAATGCTCAATATGATTGGCCGATGACCAATTATGAATTATCTAAAGTAGCAGAGAAAGAATTTGATGATCCATACGGAACCATTCATCACTATGAAACCTATGAGTATGGTCCATATCCAGAAGGATTACATGTAGATCAGACTTTTTATAATACAACCCACAAATTAAATATAAATGGTCAAATAGTGGTGAAAAGCGGCAACGAGTTATGCCGTCCAGTCACAATTATAGAACATTATACACAAGAGAACGAGAAAAAAAGAAAAATTTATCTTCTAAAACCAAGATACCTACAATCATTTGTAGATGATTTCAGAAAGCAAAATCTCTACAAGAAATCTGGTAACTACGTCACTCAGCAACTCAAAAAAACTGGTTGAACTTTTTAGACAAAAAATTGGCGGAAAATTTTTTTCCCGCCAATGAAAATCAATTTTTGATTTTGAAATCAGTCTTCTTCAGCTAGACGAGCGAAGTAACTGAGAGCATCGTCATCATCCACGACTGCTTCTTCCTTCACTGGAGTGGGGACAGCAGCAACACGGGAACGGAACGAAGGCAGGGCAGGTTCTTCTGCCACAGGTTCAAAGTCTTCCTCATCTTCACTATAGGAAGGGCGAGCAGGACGGGAAGTAACGCCAAGCACGAGGTTCAGACGTGCTTCCAGTTCTTCGTAGGTCTTGAAACTATCAGGAGCAGTGAAGGCTGCGAGAGAGTATTCACTCTTCCAAACTTTCTCAAGTTGAGTGTCATCAGCAGACAGAGCAGAGACACTATCAAACTCAGAACTGTCGTAGTTCCAGTAACCAGCAACCTTCTTGATCTTCAGTTTGAAGTTAGCACCTTCCCAAAGATCGAACACATTCACAGGGGTTTCATCTTGAAACTCAGGTTGCATCGCAGCAAGGATCTTATCATGGATCTTCTTGCCATACTTATAGAGGAACACACGACCCTCATTCTCAGGGTTCTTAGGATCTTTCACGACATAGATATTGCTGTAGTAAGAGAGCTTACGCTTCTGCTTACGAGCAGTCTCTTTGTCTTCATCACTACCGCTGTTCCAGAGACGGCGGTTGATCTCACCAACGGGATCTTTCTCGTTGAGAGTAGTCAGACTGTTTTCAATATACCATCCACCAGGACCTTGAAAGGCATGGGAATAGACTTTCGCCCAGGGAACAGTCTCACCTTCAGGGGCGGGCAGGAAGCGGATAACAGCGTAACCATTACCAGCAGCATCAACTTCTGGTTTCCAGAAACGTTCATCAACGTTCTTACCGCTGGCAGACTTCTCAAGTTCCTTCTGGAGGAACTCAAAGTTGTTCTGGGATTTACGCTTAAGATCAGCAAAGGACATAGGATTACCTCGGATTTGTTTAGATTTGGTCTTTGTGACGCCCAATCACCTACTCATAATACCAGGGCACAGGGTCGGGTGTCAATCCCCTGTGCCACTTTCCAATTTGGATCTCATGACATGAATTCTGTCTAACAGTTCGTCAAACATTTTTTCAATAGGGGTATCTGGTGTGGCACCAAGCATGATGATACCCTGCTTCATCGTTTCACAAACAGATTTAGCTTCGGGATCATCGCTGAGTTTGATGCGATAGTAAAATACTTTCTGCTTCTCAACCAATCGTTCAAGAGCATCAAAGTATTCTAGTTTCCTTTCATGATCAAGAAGAACAAAGTTCATCGCAGAACGAAAGCAGAACTGTTGTAGTTCCACCATCTCTTGAATGTCCCCACGGACTAATTCTGATTGAAAGAAGCTCATACGAATTTACCTTTGTAATTATAATGCTTGCTCAAATCATATCCAAATTTATTGGTATGTATAATTGGTTCCTTACCAGTAAAATTGTGGTATATCATTTTCATTATATCATAATAATACCAATGATGTGGAGCAAGATATTGGGGAGAAGCACAAATATAAATGTAATCAAAATCGTACTCAGTTATCACTAGATTTTCTTTTAAGATTGGATTATAGTTCCATTCCAATTTCACTAGCGATTGATCCAACTGAGTTGAATTGTTATTGCCCACCCAGACATAGCTATTTAATTTTTTGTTCTTTATCAACCAAAGAATCCAATCTGCTTGAGAAACAATATCATATTGAATTACTTCAGTATATTGTTCTGGTACATAACAAATATCATGATGTTGATCTATGTTCAATATCTGTATTGGTTCTTCTACAGATTGAAGATCATAAAGAATGCTGTCGTGCTCTCTACCAAAAGAAACATTATCGCAATTTTTTATTGCTTTTGTGAAGACATCTAGAACAAACAACCAATTATCAATATTTACATTGAAATGTTCTTCTTGATAATAAGTATTGTTGTAGAATTCTCCCCATCTTTTATCAGTAAAATCATTATAATAATGATTATCAACCAACTTGGCATAGTTGGTTGAAATATAATCTAAATCAATTGTCAATACATTCATACTAACATCAATTTAGCACGACTTGTTTTCTTGATGAAGTTAAGTTGCTGTGCCTCATGACGGAGTTTTTCCTTTAGAGGTTTGCTAATCAACTTACCTACACTATCTAGTTCAATTTCATTTGTCTCGCAATAGTGGATAACCGAATCAATATAATTCATATCTGGATTGTTGAGAGCAATCTTCTCCACTTCCTGCGAGAATTTCGCAGCTGTCATAAATCTATCCTCTAATAATTGTTTTTTCTCCATATCGTTCCTGGTATTCTGAAATGTAACTCATCAGTTTGATGAAAAATTCTTTCTTAGGTGGAAGCACCTTGACTTGAGTTTCTCCATTTTCACAAGCAACGATTGTCACGAGTTGTTTTACTCGCAAACCATATAGTTCTTGAAGCATACAAGCATATGCTGTTTCCTGAACAAAGTAATCGTAAAGGTATTGTTCTCGCTTTGGTTCTGCTGCTGTTTTAAAATCAATAATAGATAATTCACCATCAAACTCAGCGATACAATCAACACGACCTGCTAACTCAAGATGTTTAGAGTACAGGGCGGCTTCCTGAAGGTATATGTTATTTATCCTATCAAGAACATCGCGACTGTGCTGAAACATTAACACAGGTAAAGGAAACTTACTATATTTTTTGAGGTCTAGATTGTTATTTAAATAATCTTCTACGATAGAATGGTATTTTGTTCCACGACTGGTGGAACGAGAAGAAATATTATTTGCTTTCTCCTCGCCCACACGTTCTCGCCAACGAGCAATACCAGCCATCTTTTCACGATTGCTACTAATCACGGTGGTGACTGACGCAAACTGACCTTCTGGTGTTGGATAAAGGCGTTTGCCCTCTACCGTTACGGCATCCAATTCAATTGGCGTCAGACCACCAACATGATTAAATAACTTCATAGACCAAGATTGATTTTGTTAATAATATAAGACTTGACAAGACCAGAACGAACGATATCTTCAATACCAAATTCAACAAGAGAAAACTCAGGCATCCTCTGAAGAATACGTTGGAAATCTAGGATACCAGAACGCTCGCTGATCTTTACAAGGTCTGTTTGTGAGGCATCGCCACAGAAAACAATCCTTGTATCTTGTCCTACACGGGTAATTATACTATCAAGTTCGTGAAAATTCAAGTTCTGACACTCATCAATAATCACGATCGAATTATCGAGGGTGGTGCCGCGAATGAAACTTGTGCTCCAGAACGAGATAGTTTCTTGCTGCTTGAGATTATCATACAGCATATCGTATGAGTTATCATCAGGCATCTCAAACATGGACTGAACCATGTTCTTGTATGGGATTTGATACAGAGAAGATTTATCTTCATGGTCGCCAGGAAGAAATCCAATCTCTCGTGTAGCTACGAGAGAACGAACAATATAAATCTTTTCGTATGGTGTGTATTCATTCAGCACATCTTTAAGTGCTTTGTACAGGGCAATAAAAGTTTTACCTGTACCTGCCAC